ATGCGTTTCGATCACGAGCCGCTATCGGTTTCCGTGCAGGGCTCATTACTGCGCCCTTCAATGTCCGATGAGCGCAGCCAATGTTCTACCCAGGTATCGTCGGCCCGCCAGCCGGCTCTGCGCCCGTGTATCTATATTGCTCTTCGATGCGAATGTTGTGGCTCTGTCCGGCAGGCAATTCCAGAGCTCCCAGCGCACGCTGTGACCGCGTGCCCCGAATGTAGCCAGGAGTGTGCCTTTGTGCTGCTCGGATCCGGACTCACATCAAGAAATCTTCCTTTTCATCAGGTTCACATCGTTGAACCCACACAGTGGGACCCGGCGGTCGAAGGTGAGACCAATAGTTCCTGAAGGGATTAAGCAACCGTGCAATCGATTACTGTGCGTCGTGATTGTCCCCTGCTGGCAAGAACGCGCCAACGGGCGCCGCACAAACAGGGATTAGCAAACTACCATGCGAGGGAATATCCAGTGTCGCAGCTTCTTGTACCCGTATATCGAATGCACCAGCCCACGTTGTTTTCTTCCTGCATTCTGGGGTATCCGTGTCACACATGTGCGATCCACGCTTATTGCCGGTCGAATCCCTGCAAAGATTGCCTCCAGGGCAGAACTGTCGACTGTGAGCGTGCTTATCCCGCGCCGCCCGCTTTTGCCGTACGGGTCATTTCTGCCATCGGGCTCGTCAGAGACGGAATGGCGCAGTTCATTCATCAGAACAGTGCTTTGCAGCTCACCTTCGCCAAGATTACTTATTTGCGTGATACCAGTTGCAACATCAATGGGACCGCCATCTGGGAGTACGTTGCAGGCTCTCATCTTGTCAAGACGGCCCTTTACGTTGGCTGGCGGAAAAACGTGGCAAACATCACTTATGTCGAAGGCGAAACTGAAGTTGGTGTCGAAGCTGAAGATGAAACCGAAGGGCCGGCCGGCTCCATCGAGAATCAGCAGGTGTACTTCGTGGCATTTGAGGACAGGAACCGATGACTAAACCCAGCAAACGCGGGGCCAAGAAGAGCCGCAAAAAAAGACGTGACTCCTGTAGCGCACGCAAATTGCCAGCAACGGCCAACTCTTTGCCTGCCTCGACTGACATTCCCGACCATGAGGCCGCCGGTTCGCCTGCCTCGGCAAAAAAAAGCAAAGTCCTCAAGCTCACGCTTAAGAAATTTGTTGCACGCGCGTGGCGCATTCTTGAGCCCGTCAGCCCACTTGTCTGGAGTTGGCATCTTGACCTCATCTGTGAATACCTCACGCTGATCAGGGACGAGAAGTTCAAAAAGGTTTGTGGCGATCTTGAAGGCATCATCTTCAATGTTCCTCCGCGGACCATGAAGAGCCTGCTGATCACGGTCTTTTTTCCCATATGGGTTTGGACCACCAAGCCATCGCGTCGCTTCATGTTTGTTTCGTATTCTGAAAAACTCAGCACGCAGCACAGCGTTTTACGCCGCAGCATTATTGAGTCAGAGTGGTACCAGAAAGAGTGGAGCAGCGTCTTTTCGCTGTCGCGTGATCAGAATGTCAAGAGCCATTATGAAAATTCAGCGCGCGGAACCATGTTCTCTACCGGCATGCAGGCCACGGCCACGGGCATGGGTGGTGACGTTTTGATCTTTGATGATCCGCTCAACCCGGAGCAAGCCATCAGCCAGGTCGAAAGGGAAGCGGTCAACCTGCGCTTTGATACCACTTTTCGCAGCCGAATCAATGATCCCGCAAAGGGCGTAAAGATCATTATTATGCAGCGTCTGCATGAGCTCGATCTCACCGGTCACGTGCTCGCCCGCGAAAGCACCCGCTGGAAGCATGTCAGCCTTTCCGCGGTTGCAGAAAAAGACGAAACATGGAACTCTCCGTCGGGCAAGCTACTTGCAACGCAGAAAGCCGGCGATCTGCTCTGGGAAGCGCGTCTACCGCAATCTTTTCTGGATAGCCAGCGCGTTGGCATGGGTAGTTGGGCATTCAACGGACAATATCAGCAAACGCCCGCGCCACTCGATGGCGGCATCATCAAGCGCCAGTGGGTTCGCTTCTATCGTCAAATGCCGGAGAAATTTGAGTTCATGGTCCAATCCTGGGATTGCACTTTCAGCGGCGGCCAGGAGAATGACTTTGTCGCCGGGCAGGTCTGGGGGCGCTCTGGAGGAAAATATTTCATGCTGCCGTATCGCACCTATGACCGGCTTGATTTCGGCCCCACCATGGCGGCCATCAAGGCCTGTCATGCCAAGTTTCCGGAGGCGCACGCGGTCCTGATTGAAGATAAGGCCAACGGCCCTGCCATTATCAGTGAATTGCAAAAAGAAATCGCTGGTGTCGTGGGGGTAAATCCTGAAGGCGGCAAGCTTGCTCGCGCTCAGGCGACTGCGCCGCTTTGGGAAGCCGGCAGCATTGAACTTCCCGATCCGCAGGCCTTTGGTTGCAACTGGATTGAAGATTATCTGCACAATATCTGCACGTTTCCCAAGGCCGCTCATGACGATGATGTCGACGCCACCTCGCAAGCGCTCATTTACATGCGCACACGCCTCGGCGGCGGCATCGTTGAGTTCTATCGCCAGCAGGCGACAGGTGAGGTTCGGGAGTCTTCAGCGGCGCGCAAGACTGCGCGTGGTCCTTCAGGTTCGAAAGACACAATGGAAGAAAGCGTCCTCATGCGAAACGTTCTTGCCGCCATTGCTCAGGGCAGCCAGATCCACTGCAATTTCAAGCAGTACCAGGACGTCCGCGCGGCTTTGTCCGCAGCCGCTGCAACAAGCGGCTGCCCTCTGGAAGAAGCCCGCGCATTGTGGGCGCGCAAGGAGATTGAGCGGTTAGATTTGCTCTTTTCAAGTCGTCAGTCAGTGGGCGAGGAAATCCCAAAAATGACGGCACAGGGACCGGAAGCCGCGAACCCAGGTACAGCCGTCATCCCGAGTTCCGTGGGTGAGGGCGCGAGCTTCACAAGTGCCGGCGGCGCTAGCTCGAACGGTCCTTTCGCTGGCGGCATCGTGGCCGCGACATAATGTTTCCTAAAGCTTGGTAGTCAGTCTTTTGAATTCCGGCATTGTGGCGCCTGACAACATAATCCGGATTGGGGTGTTGGTGATGGATCCAAGAGAGAGAGTTTCATCTTTAAGGGATCTCATAGAAGGACTTCTAACCGAGGATGAGTCCAAGAAAAGATTGTGAGGCGTTTCCCTGACAACGATCCAGTGCCAGAAAGGTGCGGTAAGCGAGCGTAGCGAACGGTAGCCCAGTTCGTAAGCGCCGGGTAAGGGTTCACCCCGGCAACCGAAAAGCCCCATCCTCGGTCTTTTCGATTTCACCGGCTTCCGCCATGCGGCGCAGCACGGTATGAATGGACGACAACAAATTTACCTGGCCCACGCCGATGCCCATCTTCACCAGGTCCTCGCGGACATCGGTTGGGCTTAGCGGCGTCTGATGTATGCGAAACAGCCGCCGGATGGAATCGGTAAATCCCGGCTTGGCTTCAATGGCAAAGCCCTCTACCAGGAGCAGCTTGTCGATCTCCTCCGGGGCGGCGCCGCATAACTCGCCCAGGGCCTTGACCGTCTGTTTCAGCTTGCGGATCTTCTGTTCCAGCTCATCTCGTTTTTGTAGCTGTTGCAGCAGATCCTGCTTCGCTGCCGCGTATGCCTGCTTGTAAGTTTCGCGCGCCATAAGTGTGCCTAAAGTCTAAGCACTGTCTAAATAATTGTCAATGCTTGACAGCGTCTGATAATACGCGAAAAATGTGAGAAAAAGTGATAAAAATGATTTTTACTCTTGACTTCAAAGCGCGAATTGTCGTATAAGATGTCTATGCAGGGCGGAAGTTGGTTCTGCATAGCCGGGAGCGGCGCCGGCTTAATCAAACGGCCTGCAACCTTTCCAAGGCCGGCGTACCGTTTGCGTCTGCTGCGGGAACCTCATTCTGGACTTTTGCATGTAGCGTCATTCGCCTGCCTCGGCAGGAATGCGCGCTCACATCGGAAGTAGGGCATCAGGCCCCTCGCGGGTTCTTGCTCCATCGCAGAATGATAGGTTCCCGAAAACCGTCAAAAAGCGCCTCAAAACTTAAGATCAACAGGTTAGCAATTCTCTAGAGTGGCTGGTTCAGGCCATCCAAGCCTGAGCGTCCTGACTTTTGAAGCCTGCAAGCTAAAGACTGCAGGCACCAAATACCAAATACTAAGTACCGCTCCGTCCAGGCCGTTTCTTTTGTTCACCGGTCTGCGTCAGGGGCAGAGGTGTTTCCAATGGCACACGATCATAACGGACGTGTCGGTCCGCCACGCTGTGAAGAATGTAACGCGCCCCTTAATTCAGATGAACGGCGTTCGGTGTCGGAACTCTCGCGTTCACTCTGCGTCGACTGCTATTGCGCACTCTATCCTTTTTCCGTCGTGAAGAAGAAACGTCGCCGCCGTATCGCGTTGCGTGCGGGCTCATCGGCATTCTCACCATTTGAGACTGCCATACCGAGTGAGATCGAGTCTCTGAAAAGCGTCCCGAGCGAACGAGACAAGTGTCAGGGCACGAGTTTACTCGTGCCGAAAACTTTCTAAATAAATCGGCCTTTAGCCCTTGAAAAGAATCCAGGAGATAACTGTGAACAAAAGAACTTTGTACGTTGGCCTACTCGCGCTGTTGTGCATCACCACCCTTTTCCTCTTTTCTCAAACTTCCAGCCAGTTCCCTGAGATGGATAAAAACGGCAAGCCGGTGTTGCCTCGTCCCATGCCTCATCTCGTTTACTCTCCCACGGACCTGGCGCACAGCGGCGTCGCTCTGCCTGCTTCCGTCGGCGGCGCTACCCCCAACACCAGCATTATCCGCGGGGGCGATGCCACCAAAATGACCGTCTTCGCCTCTTGCACCCAGAACTTTGATCTTGTCATGAACGTCTACACGGCAGATGATCAGGGCCAGTCGAGCCCGAATTTCACCTTCTATAACAGTTACATCATCGCCACCAACATGACATCAGGCGCGCAACAGGCATTCCTCGCTACTGAACTTGCTCCCACCGTGACCAGCGGTACGCTCCAGGTCCCGGCTCGACTGCCCCAATTAGCAGTTTCATTCTTTGAAAAGAATGAAACCTCCGTTGCCGGCACGTGCACTGACCGCGTGATCATCGGCTACTGATTTTAATTGCTCTTAGTTCCGCCTTCTCCGTAACGAGCGTTAAAAACACTTAATTTGTCAACGCCGCAAAAGCGGTTTGGAGCGGAGCGAAATAATTTGATGTCAAAGGGGCGAGGCCCGGATCGCCGAGCCGCCAGCCTTAAGGCAGAAATGCACCTTTTGGGATCAACGCCGCAAAAGAGGTTTGGAGCGGAGCGACACTATGAATGGAAGCGACATATGAAATGGACAGGCGAATACATCATCGATGATGCGGGCCAGTGCCGGTGGCATGAAGGCCTGCGCATTCACGATGAGCAAATGAAGTCCGCTTACCGCAAGAACTCTCTGATTGAATTCATCATTGAAACTTCCGCCGTGATGGGCGTGAAAGTGGGGATTGCCTGACTATGCCTGAAATTCTCAATGGCGGAAAACTTACCGCGCTCGAACCCGGCTTCGTAGAGCGCGTTGGCCGCAAGCTGCGCAACACGCTCGACGTCTGGTTTGGCCCCGATCTGCCGATGGAGCCCAGCGCTCCCGCAGGCACTCCACCGCGGACGCTGGATTATCCCGTCGGCTACAACATCAACATCCAGCCGCGTAACATGGAGCCAATCTCTTTTGACCAGATGCGCTCGCTGGCCGACTCTTTCGATCTTGTTCGTCTCTGTATTGAGACGCGCAAAGACCAAGTCAGCCGTATGCCTTGGGCCTTTCGTCTTAAGACTCAGCCGGGCGTGCCCAAACGTTCCGCCAACACCAGCAACAGCGCGATCAGTGGGAATGACGATGAAGAGCACGATCCGCGCCTAACGCAGCTCACCAATTTCTTTTCTTACCCGGACCGCGAACACAGCTGGCAACAGTGGGTACGTTTGTTGCTGGAAGACCTTCTCGTTCTCGACGCGCCGGTCCTTGTGCCCATCGTCTCGCAGGAAGGTGAGCTGTGGTCAACGGACAAAACTCTTTATGCCCTGGAAGTCATTGACGGCTCCACGATCGCGCGCAAGATTGATGCCATGGGACGCACGCCCGCATCGCCGGCCATCGCGTATCAGCAGATCCTCAAAGGCTTGCCCGCCGTGGACTTCACTGCCGACCAGCTCATCTATCGCCCACGCAATGTGCGCGCGCATAAGTTTTTTGGTTTCTCGCCGGTTGAGCAGATCATTCTCACCATCAACATTGGCCTTCGCCGCCAGATTCATCTGCTGAATTACTACACTGAGGGCAATGTTCCGGAAGCGCTGGCGCAGGTCCCCAAGGAATGGTCGGCTGACCAGATCAGTGAATTCCAGGAATGGTTTGACAGCGCGCTGGCCGGAAACTCAGCCCGTCGCCGCCGTATCACTTTCGTTCCTGAATGCGGCAACCTTCAGTTCACGCGCGATCCCTTGCTGAAAGACGCGCTCGATGAGTGGATCACACGCATCGTTTGTTATGCCTTCGGTCTTTCCCCGCAGCAGTTCGTCACCGTCATGAATCGCGCCACGGCTGAGACAAGCGTCGAGCAGGCAGCCGCCGAAGGCCTTGTTCCGATCCTTGGCTACCTGGCCGACACGATTAATTTCATCGTCACGCGCCACTTCGGCTTCACCGATATCGAGTTTGTCTGGGAGCAGGACCGCACTCTGAACCCGCTTGAGCAGGCAAAGATCGATGACATTTATGTCCGCGCGGGCGTCCTCTCCATCGACGAGGTCCGCGAAAGCCTGGGCAAGCACCCCATCGGCGCCGGAAATGCCGTTATCACGACAAGAGGGATCTTTCCGCTGAATACCAAAAGCTCATCGCAAGACTCTGGATCACCAGAAGAAGCTCAACCCGACAAAAATCGAGTGGCACAGCCCGGGGTCCCCAGCTAGCCTGAAGTTGGCTTGCTGGGGTGGAGGCGCCCTCGGTTGTGTCTGGATCGTTTCTCGAATAGAAGCAAACGATATCTAGACAGACATTAACCACCCAAGGCAGCCCTATCGGCTGCTTTTTCCTTTGGAGCCAACATGAAATCCATGAACCTTTTCGCCCAGATCGCCAAGATTGACGAATCAAAACACGAAGTATGGGGCGTTGCTACCGCCGAGATCGTCGACAAAGAAGGCGAAATCTTCGACTACCAATCCTCCAAGCCCTATTTCAAGAGCTGGAGCGACGAAATCTCCAAAGCCACTGACGGCAAGAGCTTGGGCAACGTTCGTGAAATGCACGTGCCCAGCGCCGTGGGCAAGCTTGTTGCCATTGCCTTCGATGACGACCTCAAGCAAATTCGCGTCGGTGCGCGCATCGTGGACAGCGTTGCCTGGCAAAAATGCATGCTCGGCGTTTACACCGGCTTTAGTATCGGCGGCGCTTACGTGAACTCGTGGAAAGACGGCGAGTATGTCCGCTTCACCGCCAACCCCGTGGAGATCAGCGTGGTTGATAACCCTTGTGTCCCGGGCGCGCACTTCACCGCCGTAAAAGCCGACGGCACCTGCGAACTCCGTAAATTCTCTCTCGCAACCCTGACCCACATGAAAACAATCCCGGGCGATTCACGCTCCGGAGTAAAGACAGGAGATCAAAGCACAATGCTGGAAGCAAATGACAAAGCGCTATTGGAGAAGGCACGGGCCAGCTCCGCATCGGCGCTCGCCAAGCTGGCTGAAATGGAGCAGGAAGTGGCCGGCTTGCGCAGCGAAATGGAGAGCAATAACCAGGAGATCCAGCGTTCGCTGACCAATCTCCTTTCACTCGTGGAAAAATTCGCGTCGCCGCATGAATCTAAGGGCCGTGTGGCGCGCACCGGCGTGCCCACGCAAACCGTCACCAAAGAAGATGACGCGCGTCCCGCTCTGGCCAAGTCTGCCGGCGAGCCCAGCGTTCATGAATTGCTCAAGCGTACGCTGCAGCAACCGCAGCCCGCCTCCGTTTATCTGCGCTAGAGACCTCGCAACAGCCAGGCTCTTCCACAAAATTTCATTTCACCTCAAAGCCGCAATCTCCAGGCGGAGAAAAGGAATACAAAAATGTTTGGCGATCTCAGTCAGCAGACGTTTGATCTGCTCAACAAGGCGGACCTCTCCTCCTTGAACAAAACCACCATCAGTCAGGCCACGATCAGCGGCGTGGCTGGCAACTTGAATGCGTTTGATCTGCGCGGACCGGCGCTCCAGCTGTATCCGGTCATCACGCCGCTGCGTAACCGCCTGCCTCGCCAGGTAAGCGACCGTGGCGATCTCGCTACACGCTGGAAGGCGATTACCGGCGTCAACACGCAGGGTTTCGAACTCGGAGTTGCTCCGGGCCGCCGCTCGGCGGAAATGAGCGTCACTGAGCAGGATTATGTTGCGTCCTACGCTGGCCTCGGGCTTGAAGCCTCCATCGACTGGGAAGCAGTCTGGTCGGGCGGCAAGGAGTTCGATAACAAGGCCACTCTTGTCCAGTCACTGCTGCGCGCGGTGATGATCGGTGAAGAGAACGTGATCCTCAACGGCAATGCGTCGATGGCTTTGGGTACGCCTCCTGCGCCGACCGTTACCTTGGCAAACGGTGGAACACTCGGCTCCGGACTGAGCTTGCTTGTTTTCGTGACGGCGCTCACGGCGCGCGCGCTTGCCAATTCCACTGTTTCCATCAGCGGTGTGCCTTACGGTCAGGTAACGCGCGTCAACATTGACGGTACTTCCACGCAGTACGGTGCGGGCGCCAGCGCTATCAGTGCTGCATCCTCTGCTGCTGTTACTACCGCCGGTCAGCAGACTGTCGTTGCCACTGTGCCGGCAGTGAAAGGTGCGGCCGGATACGCCTGGTATATCGGTACCAGCGCGGCAACTGCCACACTGAACACCATCACCACCGTGAACAAGGTCACCATCAGCGCTCCGGTTGCGGGCACGCAGTTGGCCAACGCCGCAAACTCCGGCACAGATGGATCCGCCAACGCTCTGGTCTTCGATGGCTTTCTCACGCAAGCCCTCAAATCCAACGCCGGCTACTTCAATTCGCTCGATGGCAACACACTCACCGCCGACCAGGCCAACGGCATTGTGGAGATCGACACGGCACTGCAGTGGTTCTGGGACAACAAGCGTCTCAGCCCCACGGAGATCTGGGTCAACTCGCAGGAAGCGCGCAACATTAACAAGAAAATCGTTGCTTCCGGGGGCGTGCCATTGTTCCGCTTCACATTACCGGGCGGCACTGGATCAGAAGACGATAAGCCGGCTCTGCTGGGCGGCGCCAGTATTGCCAAGTACTGGAACAAGTTCACGCAGCAGTTTCTGGATATCCGCATCCATCCCAATCTGGCTCCCGGGACAATCTTCTTCAACAGCTCGGAAATTCCTTACCCGCTTTCCGGCGTGGACAACGTTTCTTTTGTCCGCTGCCGCCGCGATTATTACCAGATCGAGTGGCCCGTCGTCTCGCGCCAGTATGTCTATGGCGTGTATGCCGACGAAGTCCTCGTCTGCCGCGCACCGTTCTCGCTTGGCGTGATTGCGAACGTTGCTAACGGATAAACGATTCATCGGCGGCTTGATTGCCGCGAATCGCCGCTGATGCTCCTCGCCTGCCAACCAGCAGGTTTGACGGAGAAGGAAGGCAGTCTGAGGCTTCCCGACCCAGACTGCCTTTCCCTTTTCAAAGTTACAAAACAGCGTTGCACTGCGAACTGCTTTTTCTTGGAGGTAACCGATGGCCGCCGCCCCTGACGATCTTTGTACCGTTGCAGAGCTCAAATCGTGGCTGCCCAACCAGGGCAACAACGATGACGCTACTCTGCAAAGCCTTATCACCAACGCCAGTCTGCAAGTCTTGCAGTACATCGGCCGCCCACACCTTCTTTCGTCGGTGCTCGGATCGCTAACGGAAACCTATGACGGGAATGACTCTGATCGGCTGCTCCCACGCAATTTTCCAATTACGTCTGTCAGCAGCCTAAGCATCGACGGGGTTAGCATCCAGGCGGCAACCACTTCCACAACCGCTGGTTATCTGTGGGACGGACGGCGCATCCTGCTGCGTGGCTTTCGTCTTTGCCGCGGCGTGCAGAACATTCAGCTTTCGTATTCGGCCGGCTATCCGAGCGTGCCGCTGGATCTGAAGCAGGCGGCGATTGAGGCATTCGCCTTGACCTATCGCCAGCGTGTGCGCATTGGCGAGAAATCAAACAGCATGAGCGGCCAGGTGAACATTTCGTTCGATATGGGCGACGTTCCGCCCCGTTCCATGGCCATTTTCAGCCAGTACAGGAGGTTGGCGCTGTGATTAGCGTTCAAATTGACGACTCTGCCGTGCAGCAACTTCAGCAGCGGCTTGCCGGGCTCGCGCCTCGCGTGGTGGCCCAGGTTTATGAGGCGTTGCAGCCGCTCATCTACCAATCGCTGCGCACGGCAGTACCGAAATATTTTGCCGGATCGGCGAGCAAGGGCAGTTCGAGCGATTTGCTGACGTCGCGTAGCGGAAATCTTATGAATTCGGTCCTGCAGTCGATTGAAACCAAGATTGACGGCGACAGCCTGACCGTCAGTATCGGTTCTGATTTGAACTATGCCCGCATACACGAATATGGCGGTTTCGCCGGTCGACCCGGGCCGTTCAAGAAGAAAGAAGGCCGGCGTCCTTACATTCGTCCGCGACCTTACCTGCGTCCGGCAATCAATGATCTTCAACAGGCATTGCCTGCTCTGCTTGAGCAGGCGATTCAGCAAGTTCAGGTGTCACAGTGATTTTTCCTCGTGAGCAAATTTATTCCGCGCTGTTCTCCGTGTTGCAGGGCGCGCTCCTCACGCCGGCTGGTCCGTTCAAAACGGTCAGCCGGCGCTGGCAGGATCCCTCGCAGCTCTCGCCCGCGGACCGTCCATCGTTGTATCAGGTGCAGAAGGACGAGCTGACCGGGACCAGCGTGAATGGCCTGCCCATCCACGCGAAAATGGCGGTCGATCTTGTCATCTACACCGCTGGCGATAGCGAGCCGAACTCGGTCCCTTCCACCGAACTGAATTCACTTCTGGACGCTGTGGAAGCGGCCATTCGCAACGCGACGCCAGGAGTGGCGCAGTCGCTCGGCGGCAAGGTGTCGCACTGTCGCATTGAAGGAAAGATAGAGATCGTCGAAAACGTTATTGGCCCCATGGCGCTCGCCGTTGTTCCGGTAGAAATCCTCACCACAGCATAGAAACAACTTAAGTTCACAAGCCGCAGCGGTTCCAGCGGGCTTCAATTTATGGGAGTGCAGGGCTGGCTCCCCAAAAGGAGAAACAAAAAATGTTTGAATTTGGATCAGGCACCTTGTGGGGCTTTCCCGTCGGCGGCAATACCGCCGCCAACCCCACTCCCATGAAATTCGGAACGCTGCAAGACGTTTCGCTCGATATCTCAGGCGACGTCAAGCAGCTCTACGGACAGAAACAGTTTCCTGAGGCTGTGGCCCGGGGCAAATGCAAGATCACCGGCAAATCCAAGTTTGCCGCCATCAACGGCAAAATGCTGAATGACCTGTTCTTCGGGCAGACGATGCCCGCCGGCATGAAACAGGTTTCTCTTGATGAATCTCACGCCATTCCCGCTACGCCCTTCCAGGTGACAATTGCCCCGCCAAACTCCGGCGTGTTTGTGCAGGATTGGGGAGTACGTTACGCGGCCACCGGGCTCCCATTTACCCGCGTTGCCTCCGCCCCTGTGTTGGGACAGTATTCCGTCACCGCAGGCGGCGTTTACACGTTTGCCTCGGCGGATAACGTGGCTGGCGCCGTAGCTCTTATCAGCTACACATACTCGCTTGCGGCTGTTGGATCACAGCTCAACATCACCAACCAGCTCATGGGCTTCGCGCCCACCATCCAGGTGCTGCTGGAAAACGTTTACAACGGCAACCAGTTCAATGTGCTTCTGTACTCGGTTGTGGCGTCAAAGCTCAGCTTTGCCACCAAGCAGGAAGATTTCATCATTCCAGAGTTTGACTTTGAGGCCTTTGCAAACGCTGCTGGCCAGGTCATCGATATGTACAGCAACGAATAAAAGCTTTAACCACAAAGTGACACAACGGAACACGAAGGGGCTGATGCCCAGAAGGATGAACCTTTGTGGGCCTTTGTGTCCTTTGTGGTGAATGGGCTTTCTGTGGCGCAATCAACACACTTTATTGGAGGAAATCATGCTCAAGCAACAAACTGTCCCCACATCGATGGGACAACTTACGGTCTCATCGCTCACGCTCGGAGAGCTGCGGCAACTGGACACACTGTTTCAGGAAAAGCCTTCTGCCGAAAATTCCGGGCTGACTTCATTGCTCCGCTATCTGCCTGTGATCCAGAATGCCGTGCGGAAAGTCCACCAGGACCTTACCGCTGAGCAGCTTGAAAACGGCCTTACCTTTGACGATTTCAATGTTCTTTTCAACGCCATGCTTGAAGTCTCCGGCTTGAAGAAGGCGGCCGCGGGGGAACCGACCCCGGTACCGGTATAGCAGACTGGCCATTTGTCTTTGGCCATGTCGCCACCGCTACCGGATGGACGCTGCCTGAGATCGAGCAGCTGACTTTGTGGGAACTGAATGATTTGATGGCGTACTGGAAGGATTATCCGCCGACCCACGTTCTAGTGGCTGCGTATCTGACCGGAGGAAAGCGGAAAACAGCCGGCAATGCCCGGAACTTTACTGACGGACACTTCAATGAACTGACGCAGGCTGTTTCTTTTGCCGGAGGAAGCGTAACCAAAAAGCTTCCGCATTTTTACAAGACATAACTTTGTAAGGCATTGCATGTTGATAGACTTTCCCATCAGGATCACTGGTGACGCCAATGAGCTGACAAAAGTCGCGGCTGAAGCAAAGCGTTGGGCACGGCCGTCGAACAATGTGTCCTTTCTCTGCTCGTGTCCCGCATCGCCGCAACTTACTTGTTTTTGTAGCGTTGCAAGACCGCATCGTGCAAAAGGCCCCGTTTCCCTGTGGCAATCTCGCTAGCAACCAGATTCCTATCAGCATGGAAGTCTGCGACGGCATTGGAGTAGCTCTTATCTTTGGGATCCAGTATTACACTCATGCCTTTCAGCCAGAGATCACCTGCCTCTTGCAGTAAGAGATCAAGGCTGGCATGTAAATCCGGATCCGAGACTCTATCTCGCGCTAATCTGGCTCGATGTAGCTTGACTTCGTGATTCGATGCTTTTTCGCGCTGCTCGAAATCAGGTTGACCTGCATGTGACAAAACCGCTTCCAGGGTGGCCTCATAGTCGTCAATCGCATGGAGCGCAGCCACGGCAGGCGGTACCGCTTTAGCTTTCGCAGGCGATGTCTGTGCTAATGCAGGACTGGTAATGAAAGAGATTGCCAGGATTGCGGAGAGAGATATCGAGAGTCTTGCGATTGTCATGGCGGCAAATTCTATATGTGTTCTTTTACCCCGTCCACTATTTTTTTCGTAGCGGAAGAAAAAAGTCACTTTAATTTCTTCGGCATTCTGAGCGATTTCGAGAAGCTGCTTTTCTTTAGATTTTAATGTGCGCGATTAAGAACCACGGAGATTACCACCCATGGCTGACAATGAAATTTCCTTTAAAATAACGGGTGATGCCACCGGAGCCAACGATGCTGCCGATGCAGCCAAAGAGCACCTGGATAGGGTTAGCAAGTCTGTTGACATGTTGGGCGACCTTATCGGCGCCAAGGTGCCCGATGGTATCTCAAAGATGCTCGCTTCAACCGAGCTAATCGGGCCTGCTTTGGACGCGGCGTTCGCGCCACTCGCAGTAATTTCTTTGGGCATTGCGATCTTTGACGCTACTGAAAAGGCAAAGCAACACAGAGAGGAGCTGGAAAAGTCCAGGCTGGAAGCGCTGGATGTGGCTCTCTCGTTTGACAAACAGGCCGAATCGGTTCAGATCAGCAATCTCAAACTTCAGGACCACATTGCAGCTCTTGAGCGGCGGCCTACACAGAACGGAATCACCATCGCCGCGATGGAGGGCAATCGAGCGCTGGAAGAGTTGATCAAATCCTTTCAGGCTGCCATCAATAAAGAGAATGAATTACTGACCCGGCAGGAGCAAAGCTTTTTCGATAAGCTGCTCTCGGGCGATTCCGGCATTAATGGCATCATTGATAAGGTAAAAGAGTTTCAGTCTGGCATTAACGAGACGATGACCAAACTCCGGCTCGCCACGTCGGAACGGAATAAACAGCAAAGCGCAGAGTATCAGGGAGAGCTTAATAAGCAGCTTGTCGCATACAAGTCATTTTTGAATGATCAACTAGCAGCCAATGAAACTGGCCGCCAGGCAAAACTTACCAAATTTAAAGGGGATACGGAAGCTCAAGCGGCAGCTCTAAAAAACCTTACTCAAGAAGAACAGACCCTCGCATCAGCCGTGAACACCGATCCCGCAAAGGGGATCAAGGAAATAAATACTGAGTACGGGAAAACCGACCAGACGCTCCGCAGCCTTTTGATTCTGCTCAACGATTTCGGGCGCACATCGCAGGAGGTCGCTAAGCACAGCGCTTTAGTTGGATCCGAATCCCAGGCCGAAGCCGCAGCAAAAGCCCTGAAGCAAGTAACGGAAATGGAGAAGCTGTTCTTTGAGACTTCCAGAGACTTACAGCAAAAAGAAGCCGCTAAGCAGATGGCCGCAAACGACGAAGCCATTGCGGGAATTGATCGCAGGAATAAAGCATTCCTGAAGGGTGTCGAAGAGCGAGCCCGGGCATCAGAGACATTTCTCCAGGGTGAGATCAAGAATGCTCAGACGAACGAAAAGACCGAAGAGCAGTTGATTGAGCAACGCTACCTGAAGGGACAAATCAATCAGCAGCAAGAAGTTGCCCTGATTGCCGCCGCGAAAGAGAAAGAGCTTGCCATTGAGCTTCAATATGAAAGGGAAATCCTCTCGTTGTGGCACAAAGACGAAAAAGAGAAAGCAGCGATTGAAGCCCGCATATCCAATCTCACAAAGCAAGCCAAACTGGTCGAAACCAAAGCCGTTACCGATAGCATAAAGACACAGGAACAGCAGTACAAACAGCTCTTTTCGCAGATCGGCAATGCGCTTTCCAGCAATGTGCTGGATATGTTGAAGGGCACAGAAACCATCAGTCAGGGCTTTCAGAAGATGTACATTTCCTTGCTGACTTCACTGGCGAATTATGTTGCGCAAAAAGCGGAGAAGAAAGCAGAAGAGTGGCTGATCGACAAACTCTTTCACGAGCACTCCCTTGGGGCCGCTACCAGCGTGGCAGCTGGCGTAGCAACAGTGTCAGGCTTCGCTTCAGCTATGGCTGCGCTACCCTTTCCGATTAATGTCAGCGTTGCGCCCGGAGTAGGGGCCGCTGCCGGTGCAGTTGCAACGGGAATGGGTACAGTTGCCATGGGGGCTCTCGCTGCGTCCGCCGGTGGCGATTGGCGTGTAGACCGCGATCGTCTCAATTTCGTCCATGCCAATGAGACTATTCTGCCCGCCGGTATCGCGGGTAAATTGCGCGACATGGTCGAAGGTGGATCAACTGGGGGCGGCGTTACGGTGGTCGTCAACCACTCCGTCAGTGCCGTGGATGCTGGGTCATTCCAAGCCCATATACGGCGGCACAGCAACATGATTGCCAATGAAGTAACACGGGCGCTCAAGCGGAAAGGAGCAAGATGAGCAACCTTCTCTTTCCCAGGGTTCGTGGTCTGGGTTGGACCATCACCAAGAATCCTACGTTCTCAACAGAGATCCAATCGTCACTTGCAGGCAGAGAAGTGAGGGTACAGAACTTCCAGAATCCTATCTGGGAGTTCACCCTGGCCTATGAGTATCTTTTGAACGATCCGCGATCGAGAGATGAAAACGAACAGACTCCGCTGGAAACGCTGGTCGGTTTCTTTCTGGCTCGTGGCGGCCAGTTTGATGACTTCCTGCTGAATGAAAGCGACTTGACACAGCGGCTGGAAGATTCCGTTTTCACTGGCCAGCCTATTGGGACCGGGGACGGATCGACCAAAAATTTCCAGCTTGTGCGCAACTTCGGCGGCTTTCTGGAAGCGTGCCAGAACCCGGCCAATCAGCAGGCCACGGTGTATGTGAGCGGACGTACGCCAGTCCTTCAGGTTCCAGGAGTGGATTACACCATCTCTCTGGGGTTGGTTCAATTCACCGTGGCGCCGGCAGCTGGCGCAGCCATTACCGCAGACTTCACGTTCCTGCACCGCGTGCGGTTTGATGCGGGGACGACGCGCGGCAGTTCCGCCAGCGGGACGCGTGAAGGAATCGAGTTCAGCAATTTCTATTTCAACTTGTATGAGTGCAAGGAAGTCCAACTGATTTCAGTCAGGAAATAACAGGTTTTTACCACAAAGGACACGAAGGAACACAAAGGGTGCCTGTTTCGCTGTCGCATCCTTTGTGTTCCTTTGTGTCCTTTGTGGTTAAAGGTTTTATATGAAAACACCTACAAATATCGGTGGCAACAACCTGGTCACGTGGCTGCAGAGCGCAACAGAAATTCGCATGGCCGATCTTTACACCATTACTCCCAAGAACGGTACGGCATTGCGGTACACAAGCTGGGACACAAATCTGACGGTGCTGGGAAACACATTCCTGACCGGCCCGCCGAACATTGCGCGATCTGCGATTGAAGAGAAGCTTGGCATGGACGTGGCGACGCTGGAGGTCACGATTGAAGCCAGCTTGACGGACGTGATCAATGGTGTGCCGGTTCTACAAGCCATCGGGCAAGGATTGTTTGATGGTGCTGCGTTTCGCATCGACCGCCTGTTCATGGATTCCGTTTCTAACCAGATTGGCACTGTTATCAGGTTTTCCGGCTTCATCGGCGCGCTGGACGAGCTTACGCGCTCTTCCGCCAAGCTTTCAGTCAACGCCGGCACGGCTTACCTGAGCATGCAGCTTCCGGCAGTGATCCTGCAGCCTGGCTGCACCAACACGCTTTTTGACGCGCGCTGCGGTTTGGTCAAGGCCAGCTTTGCGGAGGCAAACGCGGCGCAAGCCGGAAGCACAGTCAATAAGCTGCTTTCGCTTTCCGCCAAGACGGACGGCTATTACGACAATGGGCAGATCGCGTTTACATCGGGAGCGAATGCCGGATTGGTCAAAGCGGTGAAGGCTTACGCTGCACAGCAGTTTACATTTAACTCTCCGCTGCCGTTTGCTCCTAATGCCGGAGATGCGTTCACGGCTTATCCGGGATGCGACAAGACTCAGGCCACCTGCGCCAGCCCCAAATTTTCCAACCTGGTGAACTTTGAAGGATTTCCTTACGTGCCGGCGCCGGAAACCGCTATTTAGGAGGGAACTGCCAAATGCCGAGACTGACGACAGAGCAGCGGAGCAATATTGTGCGCGCAGCCAAAGATTGGCTGGGAACTCCATACCATCATCATGCGCGGGTAAAAGGCGCGGGCGCGGATTGCGCGATGTTTCCGCTGGCTGTGCACCAGGAGTGCGGTGTGCTGCCACGGGACTATACGCCTCCGCAGTACTCGGTCCAGTGGCATCTTCACCGAAGTGAAGAACTTTACCTGAATGAAATCACAAAGTTTGCGGTGGAAATTGACGAACCGCCGCAACCAGCGGACTTTGTGGTGTTTCGCTTTGGGCGGACTTACTCCCATGGCGCCATCGTGGTGGAATGGCCGATCGTAATCCACTCCTACATTCCCCACGGCGTGCTTCTGAGCGATGCCTTGCGAGACGGCGACCTATTGGGAAGGGAACGGAAATGTTTTGAAGTGCGGCCAATGGCGGCAATGGAAATGGGCGGTCGAAGCAGCTCAAGTTCGTTGCTGGCAACCATCGGCTAACCCACGAACAAAATGAGGTCAATGTATGGCTTTGATGGGCGGAAAAGGCGGTGGGAAAAATGCGCTCGCTGCAAAACCGAATCTGCTTTCCGCATTGCGCGTACAAACCAGCTCGTATGGCCAGGTGATCCCAATTCTCTACGGGCAGAACCGCATTGCGGCGCGGCTGATCTGGGCCGGTGATTTCGCGGCGATTCCGCATACATCCACAACCAAAGTCGGAGGCAAGGGGCTGGGCTCAGGCGGCGGGAATGCCATCAGCAACACTACTTACACGTATCAAACCGCAGTAGCAATGGCGCTGTGCCAGGGGCCCATCCTGAACCTGCACAATGCCTGGGACACTAAAGGAAAACTGACGCTCATTACGGCTTCTGTTCCTTTCACCGTTCCGGGAGGCGGCGGAGGAATAACAGTCACACCCCCAGGCTCCGGAGTATTTCATTCTCACCGTGGCGTGGGCAGGGCGGATTCTTTCAGTTTCTCACAAACTGATTTTGGTTCTGATGGCTCAGTACCTTTTTCGGGAACGCAGCAGACGCCCATGGTTCAGGTAGGCAGCTCGCCCGGCGCGGGACAGTTCACGCAATCGGGTGCAACGTTCAATTTCTCAGCCGCCGATGCCGGCAAGGTAATGACAATTACCTACGTTTACTCAGTGCCGGATTCAAATTCAAATGGCCAGCCGCAGCAGAAGTTGAGTCTTACTCTGTTCACCGGTTCGCGTCCGCAGACAGCCTGGAGCTATCTGACCTCTGCACATCCGGGGCAGGACCTTGGATATAACGGGATAGCTTACGTTGCTGCATCCGCCATGGATCTGGGCGAATCCGGCACATTGCCGAACCTAAGCTTTGAAGTACTGAGCGCCATCACCTTTGGCGCTGGCATTGCCGATGCAGAGCCTTCCGTGATTATTACGGACCTCCTGGCCAACCAGTTTTATGGACTGGCCGGCGTGGTTCCGGTTGGCGACCTCACGCAATACAAAAATTTCTGCACCGCCAACGGGCTGTTTCTTTCGCCCGTGCTCGACGCGCAAAAAGCCGCGAGCGACTGGATACAGGAAATCCTTGACATCACCAACGCTGCGGCCGTCTGGAGTGAAGGCGTTCTAAAGATCGTTCCTTATGGCGATACAACAAAGGTTGGCAACGGAGCAACGTTCATTCCGAACACGTCACCGATCTACGATCTCACCACTTCCGACCTTTTGACTCCGGTGCTGATCAAGCGGCCTTCCGTGGCGGACGTGATGAATTCCGTAAGCGTGGAATTTGTCAACCGGGCAAACGATTACAACATCGAAATTGCCGAAGACAAAGACGAGGCGATGATCGCGTTATACGGTCTTCGCAAGGACAGCCCAAAACAGGCGCACTCGATCACCACCACGACCGTCGCAAAATTCGCGGCGAATCTGCTGCGCAATCGGTCAGTGGAAATTCGCGCCACGTACACTTTTTCTCTGGGCTGGCAATTCAATCTGCTGGAGCCCATGGACCTGGTCACGCTTACGATTCCGGAATTGGGCTACAACAAGAAGCCGGTGCGGATCACCGCCATGCGTGAGGACGATTCCGGCAAACTGGAAGTCGATTGTGAAGACTTTCCCTGGGGAACGGCTGCTCCTACTCTATATCCTCATCAGGCTGGCGCCGGCTTTGTCTCGCAGGCCAATTCAGATCCGGGCGCGGTTTCAACGCCGATCACCTTTGAAGCCAATGACCGGCTCTCACTCACCGGGAATTATGAAGTGTGGCTTGGAGTTTGCGGGCCTACGGTAGCAATCACGGCAGCAACAAACGCAACGCCGATCCAGATTACCGCGGCGAACCACGGATATAAGAACGGCCAGAAGACAACCATCGCTGGAGTCGGCGGCAACACCGCGGCGAACGGCACATGGACGTTAACAGTTGTCGATCCAAACAATTTCACCTTGAACGGCTCGACCGGCAACGGCGCTTACACGTCGGGCGGAACGGCTGTGAACCAGGATTACGGCGGCTGCCACGTCTGGGTTTCTCCGGACAATAGCAATTACGTTCAGGTGGGAGCAATGTATGGGCCTTCCCGCATGGGCGTGTTGACGGCGCAGCTTGTAAGCTCAGCTGATCCGGACACAACGCACACGCTGGCGGTCGATCTCACTCAGTCCACGGGGATTCTGAACTCCGGCGCCCAGGCAGACTGTGACAACTTCCGCACGCTTTGTTACGTCGATGGGGAGCTGATCAGCTATGAAGACGCGACGCTTACCGCGTCTTATCGTTACGACCTGGGCGCTCACGGCGCGGGGCAAACCATCACCGGCGCAACAAACGCCAGCCCGATTCAGATCACGATAGCCAATCACGGCCTTGGAACCGGTGAAACCGTGGTAGTTGCATCGGTCGGCGGCAACACGGCGGCCAATGGAACATGGGTCATCACCGTTACCGCAGCCAACACGTTCACGCTCAATGGATCGACCGGCAATGGCGCTTATACTTCGGGCGGAACGGCTGTGGTTGCAGCGCGGCTCCGGCGCGGCGTTTTTGGTTCGCCTATTCGAACGCACAACACAAATTCCGTCTTTCTTCGTTTGGATGATGGAGTATTTGTCTGGGAAGCTGATCCAACGCTCGTAGGGTTTCCGGTCGGCATTACGGCAGCCTCCAACGCTTCGCCTATCTCCATCACCGCGAATAATCACGGATTCTTTACCGGGCAATCGGTTTTGATTTCTGGCGTGCTGGGCAATACGGCAGCCAACGGGCAATGGGTGATTACCGTCACTGGAATCAACACTTTTACACTGAAGGGATCGACCGGCAATGGGGCTTATACTTCCGGCGGCGTGGCGACTCCGCTGATCTTTTTCAAATTTACCAGCTTCAACCGCATGGGACTGATGGAGCAGTCTTTGGCGAATGCCACAGCGTACCCGTTCCTCTTCATGGGGTTGTTCGGCAACCATGATGAGACGCCGGCCAACAACGCCACCATCACTTCTGTTTTTGTGTCTGGCACGGCGGACAGCATAAGTATCTTTGGTCCCGGCGGCGCGGGAACGTCCTATACCGCATGGAAGATGAAAGACCAGGGCGCTACCAGAACTATCCCAGCGCAAACCATTACTACGGTTGATGACACCGGCGCCGCTCCGCAAGTCAGCACGATCTATTGGATTTCGTATGACTTCAACGCGGCCACACACCGGGCCTGGGCCAATTACAACAATTACGTTCAGGCGGTCTATCGCGGGCAAATGCGGGTGGGCTCATTGACTACATGTAATTCCAGCGGCACCGGCGGCACAACCGGCGGACAGGGAACGTCAAGCACTGGCACGGGCTCAGGCGCTCCGGGCCGTCCTCTGCCGGGAATGTAAAAAAATGGGCCGTTAGCTCTTGGCATTGGCCAAACCTTGAACGTAGGGAACGTAGCACCGCTGCGTCTCAATCGCATTCGTGAAAATCCACGTGATCAGTGTTCATCCGTGTTCAGATTTTAAGGAGTTTCCATGAAGAAACTATTTCTCGTCTTTGTGCTCTTTGCGTCCTTTGCGGTAAACCTGCATGCCCAGAACCTAACCACCGTTTCAGCGTCAAACATTACCGACATCAATGGCGCCAGGCTTGCCGCAGGGCAACTCTGCTTTCTGATTACCGATCAGCAGGACAATCCGATCTCCGTTTCCATCGGCGGCGGCGGACAGGCCTTGAAGCGCGGTTATTGCGCGCCCGTCGCGGCGGGCGCGGTCACGCCAACTTTTACCGTGCCAAACCCGGCGGCCACTCTGCCTTCGGGAATTTACTATCGCGTCACGGTGAAAGACTCCAGCACCGGGCAGGAAGTGCTCCGGTACACAGGAGTTTCTTTCGCTGGGGCGACCTTCAACTTTGACAATTATGCGCCGGTTAATCTGGGCAGCTTTGCGCCGCTCAGCGGCAACAGCGTTTCCGGCAATCTGGCAGTCAGCGGAAACGTGGCAGCCACGGGGACAGTCACCGGCTCCAATATTCCTTCCAACATCCTTCAGCAGATTTTCAATACCGGAATCGGGCTTACGCAGCGCACGGCTTTCAACTGTGCCGCGGGGATGGTTTGTTCCGACAATGCTGTAACCTCGCGCACGGATGTACGCCTGGGTTCGCTTGCCACGGTCACATTTTCCGCCACGCCAACATTCGACGCCAGCACGGCAGCCAGCTTCAAATTGACTCTGACCGGGAACGTTACCGGCTCAACACTGGCCAATGCCGTAGCCGGCGAGCCGATCAGCTTTGAAATCTGCCAGGACGCAACCGGCGGCCGCACTTTTGTTCCCCCCGCCAATGTTTTGAACATGGGGACCATTGTGAGCACGGCTGCAGTGTGCAGCACGCAGGAGTTCTGGTTTGATGGGTCGAATGCGGTATCTTCCGGGCCGATGCAGAGCAGTGGCGGATCGATCATTCCAGGCACGCTCTCCGTGGCCGGAACTTCTACCCTGGCCAATGTGAACCTGGGCGCGGCCAACACGCTTGGGGTTGCGACGATTAAACAAGTTTCCCCCACCACGGCATTTAATATTGCAGACAACCTCGGCGTAAGCCATTTCTTTGTTTCAAATTCCTCGCCTTATACGAACACCTTTGTGCAGGGCAATGGTAGCGGCAGTGTTTTCCTGGGTTCTGGAGCAAAAACGAACGTTGCAGACACTACTGGAACGATAACTACCGCTGGCGGCATCGCGCTACAAACTACATCGCAAACACTCCCCGCAAGCATCACAAATGATACGGCAGGCGGAATTCTTTTCACCAACAATGCTGGCAGCTCAATGCAATTCGGCAATGGCGGCACGCTCTTTCTAAATAGCCCGCAGGGCATCCGGTGGACAGGCGCAACATCGGGCAATACGGTCGTTCAGGCGTCTTCAGTTGCGGGCGCTGGCATTCTCACTTTACCCGCAACCGTGACGGATACGCTCGTGGCAAGAACCACCACTGATACGCTGACGAATAAGACGCTGACAAGCCCGGTCATCTCTGATCCAACGATTACGGGCAACACAAACGTGAAGCGCCTTAAGGCCAATCAAGGATCGCCACTTGTGCTCGGAGACGTTGGCGGTTTGGGCGCTGGCTGGGGGTCAACCGCAAGCGTGTCAGCGGTGGCTGGAAACGATGTAATTGGTCAGATCAGCATCACGTCGAATGGAACCGGGCAGGGGCCCAATCCAACTTTCACGCTCACCTTTCACGATGGAACATGGACAACTGCCCCTCTCTGTCTTGTCGTAAGAGGAGATGGCTTTGGCCCATCGGCGAGCATGATTCCAAATGCGATGACGGCGACAACGGCAACGTTTTTCTTTAACGCGGTTCCAGTTGCCGGAACGACATACACAGCTACTTTTATGTGTGTTGGGCGCTAAAGCGGATCGGACACAGGTTTTCTGCAATCACGAACACAATATCCCTCGGGTATGGCGGGTCGGCACCGAGCAAAGGAGCGTGACGCCGATCCTCATAAACTCCGGCATAAAACGGACGATTTTGACGTTCGCAAGATATTCCGAGGACGTTTCTAATTCCATGGATCCGAGTAGGAGATTAAGCCAGCGCCCTCAATTGGGGTTTCATGGTCCGCCGGTACGGCTTCAGTCTTCGCGATGAGCAGCCGACGCAGCCAGCCTGATACGCGGTTGATGGCGCTGCTGATCGGCGTGCCCTCAATATCAGAGAAGCCGTCCGTGTTCTTCGTCCTGGCGGCGAACTGCATTATCTGAGCCTTGTCAGGTATTTCGAACTCAGCTCCAGCATGGCCGCAAGATCAAGCCCACCGGCCCCGGCGGCAGATTGCGGTGGTGAAGCCATTCCTTCCGCCGCGGTCTTGACGCGGTCAAGAAATTCGGACGGACGGCTGAAAAGCAGCTTTAGCAGCAGACGATATTTGTGGGTTGCGCCCTGATTCACATTCGGATTCTAGCGGAGCGCGCCGCCGGATTCACGTTTGCCGGACCAATTTTGTTTTGCGTGAACCATTTCTTTCAAGAGAGGGGACCTGATGCAAATTCACTTTACCGATTTTGTTACCGCAGCGAACCTGCTGGTGCTGCTGGGGATTTATCGCAAGATGTCGATCATCGTCTACCAGCACAAGCTCATGTGGACGGACTTTGCCGAGCGCAAAGGCATCAGCGCAAACGGTAAGCACGCGGCCAGCGTTTAGCGTGGCCGCAAATGAACGCGAAATACCTCGAATACCAATTATTTTCTAAGTTTGGCTTCGTGTTCATTTGCGCAATTCGCGGGCGATTATGACTCCACTCCCCACTGCTACAAGCTGCTTTTTCAGGTGAACTCCAATGAAACTTACTCCAAGAGAAAGATTTCTGGCCAAGGTGTGTCCTGAGCCGAACGGCGGGTGCTGGCTGTGGCGCGGTCAGTTGAACCAATGCGGGTATGGCGTCCTGTGGCTGGACGGTAAGTCGCGCATTGCGCACCGCCACGCTTGGATGCTCTTTCGTGGTGAGATAACACCCGGACTGTTGGTTTGCCATACCTGCGACGTGCGCGCATGCGTAAACCCCAAACACCTTTTCCTCGGGACCCATACGGACAATGCGCGCGACAGGGAGGAAAAGGGCAGAAGTATGCGCGGCGAAAAAAATCGTAGTTCCAAACTTTCAACGGAACAGGTGAGCAGGATCAAAACCTTGCTGGCCGAAGGCCGGATGTATGTGAGCGAGATTGCGCGCGAATATGGGGTGACACCTCCAACCATTGCCGCTATCGCAAAAGGAACGACCTGGCGCCATGTCGAGGCCAGCGGCACAAGGAAGACGGAACTCGAAGATGATCCCGTTAATCAGAAAGAGGGGAATCGATAATTCCCCACAACGATCTCTGATGGCATTTCAATTTCGGAGGCAATTTCCATGGCTGATTTCAAAACGGCATTTTTACTTACGCTGCAACATGAAGACTCAACCCGCTCCGGCAAGGTAACCGTGGATGCCGGGGGCCGCACGCGCTTTGGCATTGCGGAAAAGTTTCATCCTGATCTGCCCGAGAAGTTTTTCACCGGGCCCGCGGAAGACGCCCTGGGCGAAGCAGAAAAGATTGAAGAAAGTGAGTACTGGGACAGCATGTGCCTGGCTGAGGTGGAGGACCAGAACGTGGCCAACAAGCTTTTTGATATGGGCGTGAACATGGGAGTGCGGCAGGCGGCCGTCTATGCCCAGCGAGCTGTAAACTCCCAGGGCCCGCAGCTCACAGAAGACGGCAACATCGGGTCGAAGACCTTGGCGGCCATTAATGCTATGGATCCGCAAAGCTTCTACGGGCTCCTCTGCCAGTTTAGCGCGTGGCACTACCGGCACATAGCCACCAACAACCCGGCAGAGGCCGTGAATTTGGCGGGATGGATGAAACGCGCAAGCGCTTGAGCCGCCTAGCCGACGGGCTTTTGAAGACTCGCTCCACCTCCATCGAGAGTTAATAAAAAGCCAAAAGCCAAAAGCCAAGAGCCAAGAGCCAAGAGCCAAGAGCATTGGCTCCCCATGATCCAAACTTAAAACCAACTTCAATTGAAAAGAGAGGACAACACCATGAACCTTGCAACCTGGTTCAAGGGGCTGGGCGTGTTTGCGCTGAGCTCAATGATTACCGCGCTGGCCACCATGCAACTGGATCCGGCGAGCTTTAACTTTTCCAAAGCCGGACTGACGAAAGTTGGCGCGGCAGCGCTGGTGATTGGCGTGAAGTCAGTGCTGCTGTATCTGAAGCAGTCGCCGCTGCCGGGAAACCAGCCGGCACGCATCACTGACTGGACGAAGATTACCAGCGTGCTGGCACTTTGCGTGACGATCCCTGCATGCGCATTGCTGGCGGGGTGCGTGAGCTCGTGGGACCGGACGACATACGCGTCATTGGCCGCGAGCAAAGCGCTGATCGACTGCGCCGTGGCGGGCTATAACCACTTTGACGCCGATATCCGGCACGCTTGCGCCGGCGATTCAGAGAATGCCACGCAGAATGCGGCGTTTGATCCGCAAGCGTTTTATCTGCCGCAGACGCGCGAAGCGCAGCAGGTTGTGGAGAAAGCGCGCCAGGCGCAGATTGCCGCGGTAGACGCTTTTGCCGCGTATGCCGTGGCCAAAGTGGCAAAAGATAAATCAGCAACGTTGCAGGAGAAACAAGCGGCGGTTGTGGGATTGCTGGAGCAGTTCCCGTTGCTGCTGAACGCGGTGCGTAGTTTGATGGGGAAGAAGCCGGTGAGTGAGATTCAACGGCCGGATGTTCGAAACCCTGTGGCGGCAATCGCGGCGTTGAAGCCGGCGGCTGCGCAACGCTAAGCGGCCATCAAGCTGATCACCACTCGCCAAATACTAAGTACCAATTACCAAATACCGATTTTCACGAGGTGCAATCTTGGCAACAAATCCTGTAACCAGCATTTCCACCGCAGACAAACTGAAACAGACGCTGAAGACAGTGACGGACGCAGCGTTGTTTATTGAACAGATCCTTGGCGCAGTCGGGCCCGCCAGCGGATTGGGCGGGTTCGATGCAGGCTCAATGGCGCGCGTGACAGCGGCGTTCGGCAATCTGGCGGCGATTGCGATCCAGGCCGCGCACGCCGTGGCGGGCAAAGAGATGACGCCAGAAAGCGTGATGGCGCTGATGCCTGTGAGCACGCCGTTGCAGCCGGTCGTCGAAGGATAAAAAGGCGGAGGCAAGCAGCGGCTTCAGTCGCTCCGCAGTGGCGGTCGGAGTGGATTCCGGCGGTTCACAAAGCACGCCGCAATTCAACTTGAGATCGGTTCTCAGAGCTTTTTGACCCAAAGCTATATGTTGTGGGCCAGGGCCCCATGGCTGCCCTATATTTTGTTGTAGCGAACGAAAAACGAATCACGTAGAATGACTTTCGAACCCAAGTAAATGGTGCTCCCGGCTACTTCCTACGGCCGGAGCGCCGCAAAGCCAGGCCCGAACTTATGAGAGTGATGACGCCGTTACAGTTTCGAACCCTTCCTTTTGAGGAAGCAGCCAGACACTGGCTGGAGATCAAGAAAATGCACAGCAAAAAAAACCGGACGATTGAGATGTATGAATGGTATGTCAGAAATCTGAAAAAAATGTTTGCGGGCGTGTTGCTGTCGCAAATTCATATTGGCCATTTCCTCGAATATCAGAGGCAACGGCGAATGGAGGCAGGTGCGTCATGCGTGAACCATGAGTTGAATACGCTGGCGCAGATTTTGAAGACGGCCGATTTGTGGGACCTGATCGAAAAGCATTATAAGCCGCTGCCGCTGCCGAATTGGACGCCCCCGAAGGTATTGACTGCGGAGGAAGAAGAAAGATTCTTTCGCGTGGTGGCGGGCAATCCCGATTGGAGCGTTGCATACTGGGCAGTCTCGTTGACGAATAACACGTCAGCGATGGGGATTGAGTTGCGCCACCTGCAAATGAAGCATGTCTTTCTGGAGCACGAGCCGCCAACGATACATATTCCAGATACTAAAGTGAAGAATGAATTTCGGGCACGAGTGGTGCCGCTGAATGCTGTCGCCGCGAAGCAAGTGCGCAGGATAGTGGAGCGAGCAAAACGCCTGGGAGCGTGGCATCCCGACCACTACATTTTTCCGTATCGGCTGAAGCGCGGGAGCTATGACGTGACCAAGCCGGCGTCGCCATACTTTATTCGGTCGGCATTCAGGACGATGCGCAAAAAAACTGGCTTGGAATGGCTGCAACCGCGAAACTTTCGCAACCAGATCATCACGAAACTTTTTGAATCAGGAGCGCCCGACGAAACAATTATGTCAATCGCGGGACACCAGTCAATAAAAATGTCGCGCTATTATTCGAGAATTCGGATAACCGCGAAAGCAGAAGCTCTTAAAGCCATCTGCCCAGGAATGCGACCATAA